TTTACCTGCTGCCTATGTGCCTGCTGACACACCTGGTGTGCCTGCAGGAGAGAACTGTGCCAACTGTTCCTACTATGATCCAATCACTTCGGGTTGTTCAAAGTGGGATGAAACAGTGAGTCCTGTTTACTGGTGCAGAGCCTGGGAAGGTGTTATTGAAGAAGAGATCGAACACATGCGGGAGGACTCCTAATGCCTGTTCAAAGAGTTCAAGGTCCTGGAGGCAAAGTAGGTTATCGCTGGGGCACAACAGGCAAAATCTACACAGGAACAGATGCCAAATCCAAGGCCGAGGCACAAGGTCGTGCTGCCTATAGATCAGGCTACAGACCACCACCAGGGCAAAAACTATAATGGCCTCATATCGTGCCACAGAGCAAATGGCAGCGGCCGCCCGTCGTGGCTTGGCCATGCGAGCACAACAACCTCGTAGCAGTCAAGGCGGCACAGCAGTGGGCCTGGCCCGTGCAAATCAATTTGCCAAGCGTGAACCAGTTAGCCTGGACACTGTTCGCAGAACATTCAGTTTCCTCAGCAGAGCCAGAGTTTATTACAAACCTGGTTCTGAAACTCCAGGCACACAGGCCTATCTATTGTGGGGTGGACCCGCAGGATTGGCCTGGGCCAGGAGTATACTCAATCAATTGGAGAAATCATGACAAGACCCTTACCCGCCCGCGGCATGCGAACAGAAAAGAATCGCAAGCGTCCTAAACCACCAAGACCCTACAAGTAATACCCAAGATTTTGTATAATCTATAAATATACTACTAACTTTTATGAAAAGGCGATGCAACGATGTCAGACAATACATTGGCAAATGAGGCAACTGGTGCCGCAGACACATCTGAAAATCAGGCTACAGCAACCAAGACTTACAGTCAACAAGAGGTAGACAACATGATGGCCCGTATGAAGGGGTCATTGGAAAAGAAATTGTTGAAACCCTATGAAGACCTAGGTGATCCAGATCAACTGCGTGTGTTAAAGACTGAGGCTGAAAAGCGATCTCAGGAACAGGCACTCAAGCGTGGTGAGTTTGAAAAGACCCTACAAGAAATGGCTGCTAAAAAAGATGCTGAGATCTCCAAAAGAGATAGTATCATCAAAGAGTATAAGGTCAACACTCCGGTGTTGAATGCTGCCGCAAAGTATCGTGCTGTGAATCCAGATCAAGTTCGCTCATTGCTACAGCCCAACCTTAGACTAAACACAGAGGGTGATGTAGAGATTGTTGATGCCAAGGGTGCTGTTCGTTACACGGACTCAGGAGCACCACTTGCAGTTGATGACCTAGTGCGGGAATTTTTAGATTCGAATCCGCATTTTGTTTCGGCTGCACCTGCTACCACAAACACACAGTCAAATGTGGGTAGAGGCACAAGCAACAAGGTCGATATCACCAAACTGGATATGAAAAATCCAGAACATCGGAAGCTCTATGCGGAATACCGTAAGACTTCAGGTATAGCCTAAAATTTAAGGAAAATATATTATGGCCGGTTCAACCACAACAACACTAAACGACCTCTTACCAGAGATCATCCAAGAAGCAATGTTCGTCGCAAGTGAGCGATCAATCATGCGTGGCTTGGTAAAAAACTACACTCTGCCAGCAGGCTCAGGTAAAAATGTCAATGTGCCAATTTATCCAATTCAGTCAGCAGCCGTTGTCACTGAAGGTGATGAAGTTTCAAACACAGCAGTATCAACCAACACAGCACAACTCACAGTTCGCCCTGTTGCTATCCGCACCATGCTTACTGACCTGGCTCGTGTGTCAGCTGCCTCCAATGTGGTTGCTGACCTGGGCAAACTTTTTGGCGAAGCAGTTGCTCGCAAGATGGACCAAGACCTGTGTGCATTGTTCGCAGGTTTTGCCGCAGGTTATGGCAACTATACAGCAGTTATCACAGCAGCCGACATCTTCAAAGCAGTGGCTACACTAAAAGCCAATGCAGTTCCAACAGAAGGTATGGTCTGCGTATTGCACCCAGAAATTGCTTATGACTTGAAGGCAGCATTAACAACTTCAGGTAACACTCCATTCACAATGGGAGCATACGGTGAAAACGCAAATGAAGCAATGAGAACAGGCTTCGTTGGTATGTTAGCAGGTATCCCAGTATATGAAACATCAAACATTGTTGACACTGGCACAGCTGGCGATTATGCTGGTGCTGTGTTCCAGCGTGATGCTTTGGGTCTTGGTATGATTGGTGATATCTCTATTGAGACACAGCGTCGTGCTGCCTTCCTGGGTGATGACATTGTTTGCAGTGCTTATTATGGTGTTGGCGAATTGCAAGACGCCTATGGTCGTCACTTGAAGTTCGACAGTTCTATCAACCCTTGATCGGAACTTGACATCATGGCTTTCATCTCATTTAGCGGCACAGTATTGAGCTTCGCCACCAGCGAAGACCTTGATGCTTTGGATGCACGATTGTTTGAACAAAATGAAGGCCTTGACGCAAATTACATTCAGGATCAACTTATCCGCTCTACTGCTAGAATACTAGAACTGTTGAGATCTACCGATTGGTGGAGAAGTTATTTTATTGCTCGCAACACAGGATCAGGAGCCATCCAGATCAACACTGTGGCAGACATCCCGCCCCTGGATCCCACAAGGATTCAGGCCCGCGAAGATGACTTCACAGACCTGTGTTGTTACTATGCATTTTATAACTACATTCTTCCCTACATTGCTGACTTCTCCAATGAAGACTCAGCAGAGCGTCGCAAGATGGCTTACTATCAACAGAAATATGATCTGTTGTTTGGTGAGTTAATCACTGCAGGCGATTGGTATAACTTTGATAACAGTGCTGTCATAGACTCTGCTGACAAACAGCCGGGTGTGTGGAATCTACGGAGAGTACGATGAGAACAGAAATACTTGATTACTTTCGAGCCAACAAGGTCAGTGGTTACACATTGACTAATGAATTGCCCTGGGATGCCTCGGGTGATCCATTATACTTGAAGAACTTCAAATACATCTATGTTGATTCTGATCAAATTGCACAAGAACCTCTCATCGATGTGTTTAATGGAGCAGGCATTGTGAATGAAATCACAACTGTTCGCACCTACATCACTACAGATGCAAAAAACCAACCCTCAAACTATGCTACCATGGTCTCAACATTTAAGAATGCCAGACTTGACACCGACATTACCGGTGTAACACAACGAGCAACTCAAGTGTCAACTGAGTTCGTAGGTGATGCCCAGATAACACAGTTTGATTTCAGCTTTAGACAGCTGATTGTAAATTCATAATAAGGAAAAATAATGTCAGATTACATTTACCCCGCTCCTGGCGTTGCTGCCAGAGAGGTGCAACTTTGGTTACAGACCAATGGCACCGCAAGTGGCAATCTAGTGGTGCCCGCACTACAGGATGTCACAATCAATGCTGCTACGGATGTATTTTCTTGGACTCAACTTGACGAGGGCTCCAAGCTACAAATACCAACCACAGCAACCAATGATCTAACCATGAACATTGTGCTGGACAAGCTCAGCTTCTTTGGTGCCAATGTCACAGCAGCCTCCACAGCAAATGCTGCATCACAAGGTGTGTTTGGATTGAGTCGCAACAAAGATCTCTGCAATGTCAGAATCTTCATGGGTGGCGAATCAGGCAATGCCAACAGCAATGTCACCATCACTTGTTCAGGCTATGTGACAGGTCTTGCACCTGCAACCTCAGCTGATGCACCTGTGTTCGTGAGTCCACTCACTATCACAGTCACCGGCGACTATGCAGTTGTGACCAACACAGCACCATTGACCTAATCAGCTGTGTCATAGAAAAAAGGCTCTTAACCGGGCCTTTTTTTATGACTGACTAAATACTTGCTCAAGAGGATTCACAGATGACAATAGATTCAAAGACCGATAGTGAACTGCTACGAAGTTTATTGGCTGAGACAGCCAAAGCCACAAATGAGCTCAAATGTAGTCTTGGAGATGTTCAAAAGGCTCAGGCAAGATTAAGTTTTGTGTTAGCATTAGCTAATACATTAATTGAAAGATCTACAGATGAAGCAAGCAAAGATTAGATATAACAATCATAAACAAACAGCCAAATGCAGAGGTATAGAATTTAATTTTACTTTTGATTCCTGGTATTCTTGGTGGTTATCAAACGGAGTAGATAAAAATTTCACTACAGGTAACTCAGCCTCTACACCATGCATGTGTAGATACAATGACATTGGTGCATATGATATAGCAAATGTATATCTCGGCAACAAGTCTAACAATATGAAATATTGGTGTTCAAACAATGACACCAGCCTAGGCAATAACAGTAATGCCAAAGCAATAAAAACACCACAAGGTGTATTTGATACCTGCACTCAAGCAGCTCAAGCCTATAACAAATCTCGCAAATGGATCTATCGTAGAATAGGTCAGGGATTTGAATACATTTAAAGATTAAAGGAAAATAAAGATGAAACAACTATCACAAATAGCCGCAAAACCACAACTGATTGAAGTTGTGTTAGATGATGAACAAACCATTACTGAGTTTGGTGAAGCACTACAATTCTTCACCTGGGATAGACAACCCTTGCCCATGTTCATGAAACTGGCCAGTTTATCTGGAGCTGACACTTCGTCAATGATTGAAGTTGTTCGCACTCTGATCCTGGACCAGGACGGCCGAGAAATAATTACAGAAGCTGCCATGCTTCCCACACCTGTACTGTTGCGTGCCATTGCACGAATTACAGATCTGTTGGGAAAGTAATTGGCGGTGAACCTGACTGGGATGCAACGGACACAAGAATGATACTGGCAATAGACAACATGGCAGCAAAATATCATTGTTTACCTAGTGAGGTTCTCTCAAGGGGCACCACATTTGATCTGCGTGTGTGCGAGATTGCAACCATGTGGCACAACCGCCAAAATGAACAAGCCACAACTGGTCGTGCTCCTGTAGCCAAACCCACTGAACAGCAGATGCTGGAAATGTTAGCAAAGGTTCGTAATCCATGATTGATTTAAAAGTAACTGTTCGCAGTGATGGTGAGTTGGAGTCAATTCGTCAACAGATTGCCGCACTGCCCAAAGAAGCATTTGATTATTTTAGATCAGTAACTCCTATCCGTACTGGCAATGCTCGCAGACGCACAAGGCTTAGTGGTGATACTATTCGTGCTGACTATGCCTATGCACAACCCCTGGATGATGGACGCAGTCGTCAAGCCCCGCAAGGCATGACTGAACCAACTGAAAAGTGGTTGGCTCGCAGAGTCAAACAAATCAAAGGAAAATAACACATGGCAACCACATTAGATGTAACGGTCAACCCGAGCCCAGCTCTTAGAGCATTAGATCAGATATCAGCCAAACTAAAACAAGTTGGTGATAATTTTGAAGGTGCTTTTTCACGAGCCAAAACCTCGGCCACAGCACTCACAGGTACGCTATTGGCATTAGGTGCAGCCACTGCGGCTTTTGCTGATGACATCACAGATGTGGCCGCA